TTCAACACAGTTATTTCCAATACGCCATTGGACGTGGAATCCTTGAGTAGTCTTTGCCCATCCGAAAAATTGGAACCAACATCGTATGGCAGACCACATGGCAAGAAAGGTTCAGCTTGACCCCATCCAACGACAATCTCAAAATCATCTGTCTCGGCTATATCAACAACACGTGAATAATTTGTGTTATAATTGACAGAGCTGGTGTTATTGTTCGGGTCCCACCTAACCAGAAGTCGACCTTTATGAAAATCACTTTTCACGATCTGAAAACGATATTTCAACGAGCCTTGCCAATAACTAAATACTGTAGACATGTGGGCCAACGGAGTCATATGAATTTCACCAACAAAATTATCTAATTGCATGGGACACACACGTGTATTCCACAACAGTGTATCCGGAGATTCATTGGGAATCCAATCAAATTGTGTCAGATAGGATTCTCTCTTACAATAATCGAGAATACCCATCTCATCAGTTCCATCCAATCCCACAGTCCGTGAATCGACAGTCAACTCAGCCTTACTGTCCATTGTCAATTTAAGAGCAGCATCTGCTGCATCAGTATTGGCTAGATTACCGGCTGGTACAGGTTTCGTTTGCAGTGTGTCCGTAATAATGTTTGGGCGCGAATAACCGAACATCTGTGCGACATTACTAGTTGCATTTGCACCAATTTGAGTTGCAGTCATGTATGGACCTATGACTGGTAAGTGAGATAAAGCTCCAGCAGCTTTTGCCAATGCCGCAGCAGGTTTGGATATAATACCTTGTCCATATTCATCTCTCACATTGATTGAACTTGCATCTTGCGCAGCAGAACGACGTCCACCACGACGTCCGCTTTGAGATTCAAATGGCGGAAATGAACTAGTAGGCATAGTCAAAGTTACATCATCAGCCCAAATGTAAGTAGTGATAGTTACAGGGTCATTGCCCAAATTTGCATGAAGTAAATTACCAAAAGATGAAATAGTAATTTCTCCCATCTCGGAACAATCACCTTTTGGAATGCTCATAAAATTCTTTGGGTAAAAGAAGGGCAAATCCAATTGTCCACCAGTATTCTTAGTAGGATTAAGGAAAATATGAGGTTTTTGGGATGCTTGAATTAAATCTTGAGGGATAAAATTCCTATCTACAGTCACCTCATCTCCCACAGTATAAGGATTGTATGAAGCCATAGCACGTCCGTAATGAAATTTGGTGCCAGAAATAATAATTTTGACATGCAACTTCATACGAAGCAACTCATAATTACTAATTTTGGCTTTAACAAATTCATTGTCGCAGAAAGCAGTCCAGGGATTGAATTTATAATAAAATGGTTGTCCCACCAACCAAGTTTGAGCAGATTGCCTAATGGGTCGTTCCAAGAAATTTCCCAATGCACTGTTTGCATTGCTTCCCAAATCCATCGTGGAATCATGACCACCCAACATAGTGGTCGTCCATCCGGCATCTTGGTCAGCAAATGCGGTAATCTGATGAGTGGCCATAGGTGCCATTTCTTCTTCCTTCATACCAGGGGGAGGTTGGGAATCAGATGTGACACCAGATTGCGAGTTATAAACTAAAGATTCGAGGTGAAGAACACGCTTTTGTAGTTGGACCACATGACGATATTTTTTCGCTAACTTGAGTTTCAATTCGTGATTTCTATCTCGCAATTTACAAACCAAAATTAGTTCGTTGTTTACCTCCAAAGGATATATAGTTTTTGTTTCGTTATAATTGTTATTTATTTTGAGGTTTTCTTCCTCTTCTAATATAGGTTTAAGAATAGTAATGTATATTTTATGAATATTATGTGCGGTACATCAATCGACAACATAACAGTGCTATTTTGTTGGACGTCACTCCTCCGCTAAATAACGGAAATTTACGACTATTTGTGTAGCTGTCCATGAGTGTTAGGTAATCCAGAACCTCACACGCATGCGTTAATCAAACACAAACAACTATTTTTAGCTTATTCAACGTATAGTTACGGTGACCCAAGGTATAAAGCCCCCGGGGCGGGCTATAGAAGCCGACCTAGAGGTCGAACTTCTGGCGGTACCAAGCGACACGATCATCATAAGTCATGATCGGGCCAACATAACCCTGAACTCCAGCGTCATGTGCGACTTGCTCAAGTTGAACAACGCGCTTGGTGTAGACTTCACGGCCGCATTCGAAATACTTCAATGCCGCATTCTGAATCGCTTCAGCACTTGACTGTTCCAAAGACAAGACCTTAGACTCCAAATGAGTATGCAACATTTTTGCAATCGAATCCTCCTCGACAGGAGATCTGTACAATTTCAATTCATCATCCCAAACAGCAAAATGCTTCAAAAACGAAGCGTCTTGCAGGTTAATGAAAGGTACAGATTCGGCATCCTTATCAGCCATAGTGTACTTAATGCTTACCCTAGCCAACTGTTCAGCAATGGCAGTGTGATTGAAATCATCATATCCCTTCGCAACGGTCATAATATTATCATCTCCATATGTTATTGCAGAGACTTTCGTATTAAAGCGTGGAACTTTCCACCATCTTTTTTCCTTAGCAATCGCATACCAACAATAACGCAAATAGAGAGAATTGACGAAACTATTGATCACAACAGTCAAAGGGTGTCCAGATGGATTCGATCCCATAAATTGCACCAAAGTTCCGAAATAATCATAAGTGGGATAAGAAATTTCAGTAGCAATACCGCGCATAATAATGAGATCATCCTGATCATAATTTTCACTCTTTTCTGCCAACTTAATCAAAAGTTTGAAAGCAGCCAACATGAACTGTGGGCTCATACGCCCGTCAAACTTGGCATAATCACCAGCAATGGCGCGCTCCCAACCGTGCTTTCCAATGTGGCGAAACAATTCTGTCCATTCAGGTGACTGGACTACAGTTCCAACCGCACATTCAGTAGCGATTTTGTTGCGCTGCACCAAAGCAGCTAAAGAGAGGAAATATTTACGGACAAGCATAACAAAGGGCATGTTTGCAGCAGCAAACACACGCACCTTGTCTTTCGACATTTTTGTAGGTTCATCCTTCAATGAGGCTTTGAAAATAGTATTAATAGATTCACCAGTCAAAAGTTTAGCTTCCATCTTGGATATTTCTTCAAGAATCATGGGGTGGACATCACGGGGACACGCAATACCTTCAACGTGACGATCAGACTTCTCAACAAACTGAGTTTTGGCTCCTTTGCCGGGGAAACCAATGGAAGTCGAAAAATTCATTGCATTAACGCCTAAAACTCCATCAAGTCCTGCGAGATTAGCATCAGTACTAATTTTGCCAACCTTTTTGAGTTCTTCGTCAGGAATTGACATAAGACTGTGTTCATAATCCTCAACAGCCTTGTTCAACAACTCGGACTCAAATTGAGTAGCGGTACTAACTTTCCCACTCATGTCCAATACCTTGTGACGCAGAGCACCCATATCCTTAGGTGGTGCGTGTATCTTCTCGATACTCATGACGTCTTTTACAGCAGGTGAAATGATTGAAGTGACTACAGCGCTCTTGGGAGATGAGCGTGCCGAACCACTATGCCCTCCATGCACACGTATTTTGGAATCCAATTCCAAACCATTTGTGATACACTTTTCATGAGGCGCAATCAATGGTCCAAATTCGATACCCATACTTTGCGTTTCCATGGGAGTGGCAGAATGGGAACTCATGATGCAAGGCTTCTTATCAAGCTCAGTAATGGCTTCCAATAAAGCTTTCCTAGTGAGTACACCAGCAGCTCCATTGTTACCTCTTCCAGCCAGATGGTGTCCGGCAATGAAAGGCATTCCATCAACTAAGCCAACTAAAGTTGCCATACACAACCCTCCAAAGGTTTCTTCAGGAAAACTATACTTGTATCCCTGAAATATACCTCCTTTAGTGGTAATGATTTTATCACGAATGGCCATCATTTTTGCAAATTTGGTCAATCTCCCTTCATTGTTGTAAATGGTGAAGACTTCAACCTTCTTGCCCTCATCAATATCTTTGGGATAATAATCAACAATGTCGCGCTGCAATCCAGCACCTGGACAATACCAAACAGCAAAATCGGTCCCAGGAACACGTACAGCGACACCAGTATCCAAAGGCATATTCTTAAAAGTGTGTCCTCCAATTTTAGTCAGCGTCACGAATTCAGTCTTGGACGTAACCATATGATTTGGAAGTAAAAGAATATTGCTCTTGAGCGGCATAACATTACAAAATATTCCACTCTCCTTCGATGCTACCATCAGTTTGCTCCCAATCAGATTGGTAAAATTTTCAATATTGATGGTGCGAGATTTCTCACTAATGCCAGCATCTCCAAACAAATATTTGCGTTCACGAGCGTGCACATCCCAAAATTCAGTTTCATTCTGCCATTCTTTAGCATCAGGTTTCAAAGTAATTGGTTTCGCTGCCTGAGAAGTAGGAATAGTTTTCCACTTTTTTGCTAACTCAACCAACACTTTCCAAACACCAATTGATGTCAAAAAATAAAGAATTCTCAACTTTGCACTCCAGCTCATTGCGCGAATGTACTGAGAAGGCAAAGGAACGTTGGCAAACTTTCTAATAACAGAACGGCGAACTGTATAGAGACGTACAGCAACATAAAATGAATATACAATCGTGAAAACAAGGATCATCCAAGATCCACGTACATGCGCAAATGTATCATATCCAAGTGTGATAATGACACAAATGAAATAATAACCAATGCTATTCATAATAATATGTTTCAATTTGTCACGCATAAGATACGCAACGATTGCTGAACCAAAATTTGAAAGAATGAGACTTTCCAAAAAAGAATTCAAGCATGCAATAACCTGAATTTCCAATGCGGAAAGATATTCAACTACATCACTGACAAAGGGTATGCCAAATTGTGAATCCAACTTGCACTTTTCGCACATGCCAACTGGTAATCCACATTCACACAACGGCATATCAGCCAAATCACGCTGTGATTGAACAAATGATTGCTGATGTGCAAAATGTTTCATAGAATCAGCTTTCAGAAAACTCAACAATGTCTTGATGTCAACATCGATCAACTCTCTGTGCTCAAACACGCGAGGAACAAAAATCACATTCTGAGTTTTCCCTGATGTAAACTTATCACCTGTTTTCAGTTCCCTATAACGGGGTTCTTCGACAGTGTAAGTGGCATAATCAGGGAATTGGTCACCAGCCATATGAATGATTTTCGAACTATCCAACATCTGTGTGCCGGGTTTGCAAAATTCGGGTCTCACCTTCTGAGTAATGGTAACCTCAAAACGACGATTAATAGAAACAGGCTCGTTTGATAATTGATTAGATAGTAAATCTTTCACATTAGTAGTGGCAGTAACCACCATAGGTTCAATCATAACTTTGCCTTTCATTTCAGCGTTGGCGTTCAGAGCGGCCATTGTCATATTATTCAAGAACATAATAACAGGCAATGTAGGCGACCCCTCCGCACGATCCAATGCAGTGTTGCAAATATCGTCGAAAATGACACCTTTGTGGTGGGTAGCGAATTCGGATTGGTATTTGTCCTCCATATTCAAAGAAGTTACAGCACGAGGGCTATAATCAAATCCATTGGATTGGAGTACGAAACGGGTCAAAGCATTGGCGATTGCGGACTTTCCAACTCCAGAACCTCCATAAAGAAGTACGCCATAAGGTTTCACCCGAATGCCTTCTTTTTTGGATAAAGTTCGAGATGTTTGAATATCACGCAAAAGTGCAAGTCGACTAGAGTAATAAGCTCTCTCGCCAGTCTTGCAAGCATTCAAAAGGGAAATAGTTGCTTCAATACATTCATGAACACGACGATCATAAGACTCATCATCAACTTCAGCCGCGCGGCCTATATCGATACGAGGTTTCTGGGATTTGATAAAAGTAAATTCATCATCGTAAGCACTCTTGGCTTCTGATTGGAAAAACAATTGAATGTCTCCAGTTTCAAAAACAAGAAGTACTCTCGAGACGAGTAACTTACCAAAGAGTGCCATTTTCTCTAATACTTCAGGGATAGTAACTGTTTGTCTTAATGGCTCTGAGACAAAAACGGAAAATCCCTGATAAGAAAAATTGACTTTCTTCATGAATCCCAATGTAATCAACATGCGCAAAATGTGGTATAATTCAATAAAAATTTCACTTTCTTTAAACAAAAGCCAATATTTCCCAATGTCTGGGCATTCAATGGATGATGTGAAAAGATGAAAAGAAGCAGCAATACTGGACAATCTCGACCAATAAATTTTGAATTGATCAATATTCCAATTAGCAGGATGAAAAGAAAATCTACCATCTCTCATAAGACCAGCTTGCGAATCAAGAATTAAATCTGCATTCTTTTTACGTTTCCTTTCTTTTTCCTCCTGCACGCGGACTTCACTTGCTCGTTTGGCACGCTTTTTCCTTTCACGTGCGAGATTTTCATTTTTGCGGCGGGCTTCATATTTACTCCTACCATAGCCATTTTGACTTGGCATGATAAACCATTCTAATACACACCTCTGCACTAAAAAACAGTGAATGAGATAATATCCAAGGGGAAACGTGCCCCAAGTGTGCGTCCATCTTCCGTAGGTTATAAACAAAAGGTAAACAATGCTTTTCCTATTACACTTCAACTTCAAACAACGTTTGTTCATGGCCAAATAAGTGGCTAAAACAATAAAACAATTAAGGGCAAAGGTTGCCAAGGGTACTTCAAATTCAAATTGGATAACTTTGGGTTGTTCATCACAACCGCTTTCTTCAACGGGATAAATAAACTGATTTATTTCAAGGCTTTGACTAACTTCGTGCTGTGCGATGCTGGGGGGGCTATTAACCCAAACCCCAGCGCCGATAATGGTCTAAAAAATTTTACTCGAAAAGTTGTTCCTCAAGCTTTTGGAACGGTTAAACAAGTCACGCACTACAAATCTAACACAACATCGACCAATGTTGTTAACGAAATGTAGCCAGTTATAACAATAGTTATTATTAAACGTAAGAGTACTGTCTCGCACAATCAGTTGATTGTGATACAGCTCCATATCGTACATCATACTTCAGGAAAGGTCCAGTGCGACCTTCCTCCTGAAACACCTAAACAGTTTTAACTGCCAGCCAAGGTGTAAGTTCGAGTACTCGTATAGTAAAAATTTTCACTATTAACAGCGTGTTGTTCCCCATTGTGGGAACATGTGTAGCTCAACTACATATTTGTCACTGACATAACGCGGAATGTCTGTGAGGTAAATTTCTGAGTTAACGTATCAGAATCGAACGACGCTTCAATTTCCTCTGGAGGGATGAAGAACCAAATGTGGATGTTTAAATGTCCTCCCGGACACAGACTGTCGATTACAGTCATAGTTCTCGCAGCTTCGGTATAAATACCTATTACGTGAGCAGTATCCTGTCTGACCAGGAGCTAAGTGAAGTGTTTGATTTTTTAGAGAAGTTGACTCTTCTGAATGACGGCGTAAACGTGTGAAATAGTAGCCACAACTATTTCATTTACACGGTCATCACTTAAGGAATGGTTAATTCCGGAGTGGTGACTAAATATCATATTAATTTACATTATTGTAATCTACAGATTAGGCTTGCGCTAAATCTGTAGGTCTCTTATCGTAAAAGCAGAAAATGCGATTAAGGGTTTTGCCCCTATTCGTCACGTCTAAGTTTACGTGTGATAAGAGCAGAACAAGATCTGCAATGAATATGTATGATCGCCGGGTGTCGCGGTAAAACGACACACAATCATATTATAAGAGAGAACCATGGATTTGTT